CAGAATAAAAGGCAAGAAAAAACAAAAGAGAAAAACTTACACAAAAAGAGAAAAGTAGAATTTTTACTTTTCTCTTTTTAATATACTACTTTTTTATTTGATGTCTACTATTTGGGGTTCACATCACTATAACTAAATACCCTACCTTTTTAATGATTCCTTTAGCACCAATGATGCTATTTAATTTTTTATTTATTATCGTTTTACATAATCCTGTTATGTAATCTAATAACATTAATATTAACAATGTTTTCATCGCAGTATCTAAACCTCCTAAATAATAAATTATCGTTGTTAAAATTGTACTTGAAATATAATTAATCGTTATCTTCATCTTGATTCTCCTATCTTATTCTTATGGCACACATTGTACTTATTACTGTTACTGATTTACCACGAGGCCATAAATTTAAATTAATTGTTTTCTTTGTATTACTTGAATTTATTAGTATTCCTACTATCTGATCGTTTACATATCCATTATCATCAAATTTTGATGATGAACCTGAAAATGTTGTTCCTATAAGTGTAGTCCATGATGATAATTCGAACCCTTCATATCTCCATTCTCCTATTACTAACCATACACCTTTTCCTAGAACAATTGAATTTATATAATTGTTTTGACCATTTATCGCATTATAACTTTTTGTGCCTGTTGATACTAATTGTGAGTTTAGTATGTCACTCAATAATTCCTTACTATGCATTATGCCAGAACTATCTAAATAAACATTTTCTTTCATTCTAATTGACTTTTTCACTATCCACCTACAAGTATGAGAATGTATAAGTTGTACCTGTTGGTTCTGCTTTTTGTATCCAACCTGAATTTTCAAATACATCCCATGGTTCACTTCCTGTATTATAAATTGATAATAATTGCACGTGTAATGGTCTGTAGTATGCTTTTATATAAAACCAGATATCTATTGTATTATCTGATTTTTTTATTGCTTTCAAATAATTAGTATTTAAATTGCCACATAAAACCTTTGCTATTACTGATGAGTTATGATACCAACAAAAATTAATGATTCCGAAACCATTCTCGGATCCTATTGATGAAGTTAATAATAATGTTATAGCTCTTTGTTGATATCCACCACTTGCTGGAATATGTGCTATCCTACACCATCCATCTTCTCCTGTGCTTGAATTATATACTTGATGAGTTTTAAATAATTCTAGCTTGTAACTTAATGTTTGTTTTTTATGAATTATACCTGATGAATCAAAATATGCATTATCTTTAAACTTTATTGATTTCTTCATTATGACACCCTTTTCCAAACATAAACTGCGAGATATGGAGGCATATTACTTGAGTTTCCAGTATTACCATGATTATGAGCTTGACTTCCTCCTGTGTATTGGTTTGTGGCTGTTGTTCCTCTAATATAACTACTACCAGCATAAGGACCGCCTGGAGTTGTAGCTAGTGAAGTAGTTCCACCACTTAAGCTCCATAATTGGTCAAAATTAGCAACATGGCTATGTTCATTTTGTATATGTGTGTGTGATGGTATCTGATTTACATTTAATGTATGATCCCTAGTTGAATGATAGTGAGATGCACTACCTCCAGTTGAACCATTTGCATATGTGCTACCACAACATAATAAAAACCTATCTTTTATCTGTTCCCATTTACCTCCAAAGTAAGTAGATGGATTTGTTGAATTAACTGAAATATAAACACTACCAATAGGATAATAAGGGCAAGGATATACTGGTTCGCCTTTGCTATGCATTAAAATACCTTTACTCATTATGACACTCTTTTCCAAACATAAACCGCTAAATAAGGTGGCATATTATTGTGTGCTTGACTTCCACATGCATAGTCCGTATTTCCGGTATGAATATGATTACCATTTCCTACCGCTATTGCTGGAAACCCTACTCCTGTTGATTGTCCATTTGTATTATCTCCTGAAATACAATAACCTGTTCTGGTAGTTCCCCAAGTTAACTTGTAAGTAATGTACCAACCACCATCTCCATTTAATGCTACTGCATGTTCATGGTTTCCAGATGCAGCTGTTGTAAATGAATGTGAGTGACTTGGAGTTTCATTTGTATTTAATGTATGTTTTGCTTCTCCACCTGTACTTCCTAACTTATAGGAACTATCATCACTAGCTAATAAAAATCTTCCTTTTATTCTTTCCCAAGTGCCTCCGAAGATACTACCTGGATTTATGTTGTTTACACTCATGTAAATTGAACCTACTGGGTAATAAGGACATGGGAAACAAGCATTCCCATTATTATCTTTAAATCTTATAGCTCTATTCATCATGACACCCTTTTCCAAATATAAACTACTAAATATGGTGGCATATTATTGTGTGCTGCACTACCTCCAACAGCAGTTGTCAAAACACCTGCATTTTGGTCGAATAAAACACCAGCTGAATTTCCACCTTGCCCCATATTAGTTCCGGGATTATACGAAACATTTCCTAAAATACCTGTTCTGTGTGAATGGCTAGGTATTTCATTTGTAGTCAATTTATGAGTTGCACTCCCACCAGTATTTCCCGCTTTATAAGTGCTTCCGGCTGCTAGTAAAAATCTGTCTTTTATTTGTTCCCATTTTCCACCAAATATTTGAGATGGATTTCTACTATCGACACTCATATAAATCGCGCCTACTGGGAAAGGATTTGGATATAATTTATTATTATCGCTATCATATAATTGAATTCCTTTATTTGCCATTATTCCCACTCCGCTACAACTTCATAATCTAAAACTGCATGTCCACTTTTCAAATAAATATTTCCTCTTACAGCTAGGGAATATTCTTCATTATCATTCATGCATCCTATTCCAACATTCTTTCTTGTAGCATTTATAAACTCAATTGGTATTCCTTGAGATAAAAAAAAGGACATGTTTAGTGTTTCTAATTTGTCCACTACTTGTAATTCAAAATTAAATGATTTTTCATTATCTAATTCCAAGACTTGTTGAGTACATGTATAAACATTATTATTAATTGTAAATGGTAGTGATTTCCAACTTCCCCAAGATGATGCCGTTGATTCTTTATACCTATATTTAACACTATTAATTGTATTCTTATTTTCAGTACCACAAGTTATTAAATGGAATGTTCCTGTTACATCTATTTTTGTAGTTTTCTCAAATCCATTTAATCTCTGTATTGCTGGTATTAAACTAGGAGTTGCATAATCTATGATATAAATTGTTTTTGTAACTGTAGTTATAAACCCTCTACTATCTATTGCCGAAACACTTAAGTTTAATGCTCCAGCAATATTAATTTTTCCCATGTCTATATATGTATCATTACTTGAATAAGCAAGTGTACCTGTTAGTCCTGCAACTTCTATTCTGTAGGATGATGCACTTGCATAATTCTTCGCAGACATTTTATTTGCTGCTGGGATACTTACTCTTAATGTAGACTTATTCTTTACCAAGTACGTGTTACTTCCAGTTAGTGATACTATGCTTGAATCACTATCAAAAAATGAAAAGTTACTAAATGTAGGGTTGCTATTAGTTATTGTATATGTTCCATCCTGCCAATCCCAATATTGTTCATTGCCATTATCATCTAATGTACATACAACTGCTCTAATTGTGAAAGTTTTACTTGTAGTGAAATACTGCATCAATGAATTAATGTTATCTACGCTAAAAGTACAATCTTTTCCATTTAGTGATAAGCGACTAGCATTCCCACATTCAATACGAATTCTACATGAAGCACCACTTGCACTTGATCCTGTTACTCTTAACGATGAGCCATTACTTACATTTGGTTTCCCACTCGTTATTCTATTGATATCGTATGTCGTTTGATAATATGTACCACTATCAGTTGTAAGTTGACTATCTTTTCTTCTAACTCTTATTTTGAAATTGTAGCCACTATTTGCTGATAATCCTGTTATATTGAAGGAACCGCTTGTTCCATCAGACACATCGTATCCAGTCCAATTAGCACCGTTATCTTTTGAGTACCATAAATAATCAATAGTATCTGCGGTTTTCCAATCAACTTTTACTGATGTAATTCCAGCATAACCTGATCTTTTTGAAACAGTAAAACTACTAATCGATGTGTATCTAGGTATATATGATAAATTCGCACTTCCGGATATTGTATTTGATGCAGGTAGATAACTATAACTTGAAGTATTTGGAGCGAATGTTCCTGAAAATGAAATTGCTTTATTACCATCAGAATTATGTGTTATATCCCCCGTCCATGTAGATAACAATTTATATGATGTACTTGTTATTTCTGTTACCTGTCCGCTTGCTTTATCGCTTCCATCAATATTTACCGTTGACCTTGGACTTGTAAATTGCTTGAATGTCCATGATGAGTTATACCCAGCACCATAGTGATTAATTGTTACATTTGATGTGTTATTAGCTATATTGGTACTATTTTCTATAACTTCTAATTTAAATTTGTAAGCATTTGATTTCCCACCACAACTTTTCGCTATACTTTCTTGACTGAAAATTACACCCATTAACTATCGCCTCCGTCTGGAACAAATGCCCAACCTGTATTATTACCACTTGATATGGATACTATTTTTATTGGCAACATTGTAATTTGACTTCTTGATTTTAACTTTTCCACTTCTGTTGTATCTCCGTTTAATGAAAAAACTCTAGCTATTCCACTACTCACTCGAGCGTATCCACTAAATTCTAGTGGAGACATTACCGTATAACTTCCTTCATAAACATTTGATTTAACCACTACACCATTTGTAGTAATATTTACCTGTGTATTTAACATTTCTCCATAAGCTTGTTGATATGGAGTTTTTATTGTACCTACGTTACACATGTTATCTGTGAATGTACTATTACTATTTTCAGAGCCATACATTTCTACATAATAAAAGGACTGCTGTGGTAACAATCCTTTGATTTGATATTCTTCATAATTGCTTTCTGTATTCTCTGGTATTTCAACTATATAACTTTCTACATCGTTATAAACTTTAAAATAACAACTACCAATTAATCCTTTTTTTATAATCGTTGAAAATGTGTAGTGAGTTTTTTGTGCTTGAGGAATTGATTCATCATCTGGTTTTACTGTTATCTTCTGAATTATTTTTCCTTCATTTAACAAAAATGCACCACCACTTTGTGATCCATTTAATACTAACTCTGCATTACTAATGTGTGCTACATTTCCTTCATAATCCCAACTCTCAAATCCAGCAAATCCAACACTATTTAATATTAAATTAGAACCTCCGGAATTTTGCACATCAAATTTAAATCCTTCTATATCTAACGCTAGTGAATTTAATGTATCCGCTAGTCCTACTATTCTTTCAATAGCCATTTGTCCTGTGGTTATAAAATCTGCAACTATTTGTCCTTCTGAAGTAATTGCCAATCCATAAGGACCTCCAATTCCTGTTGATGAATAACCTAGTCCATTTAGATTCCATCTCCACACTTTTTGAGCTTCATTTGGATTTTCATTGTCCATTATAAATAATTCATTTCTAGTTTTATATACATAACCACCCATAGCATTTACTATTTGACTTGTAGCATTCTGTTTCGCAGTATTTAACACATTTGTATCGATTTGTCCTAGTTTCTTAATTAATTGATTAGCACTATTAATGAAGTTACTATTCTTCTTATCTGAATTAGACAATTCAAACTCAATGTATTTTTTTGCTAAAACATCATAGGTAGTAGATACTACTTTTAATTTTTCATTTAAATTTAAATGTGGCACTATCGCTGTAACATAATCTCCCAAATAAATCTTTTCCATTGAATGATACTTTTCTTTATATTCTTCTGTTTTGGATAATTCTAGGAAATCAATTTGTATATTAATCAATGGTTTATCTATTCCAAGTCTATATTGTTCGTAGACTGCATTTCTTAATTGCTCTAGAGCCATTTCTCTAGTTATTCCATTTTCTTCATCTATTTGTATATCAGAAAATTCTAGCTTTTGAATTTTAGGGTTTATGTAATTATTTATTAGAGGACTATCTATACATAACTCTGGCAACTCTAATCCATCAAAGCCAACAGGATAAATTCTTGTTACTATTCCTGTTATATCAATATCCCAAGTTATATCCTTGGTGTTCTTTCCGTATCTTAATGTGACGCCTCTATCTATTCCTTTACTTGAATTAATTTGAAATGATTTATTGTTTCTTTTTAATTCTCCTCCCCAAGTATTTATAAATGAGTTATCACTTCCAATTAAAGCTTCTACAAAATTCTTTTTTACGTATCTAGCTGATGCAACTTTAGTTATATCCGAAGAACAAGTAAAGTCATGAGCATACACTGTTCTTTCGTTCATCCACTTTACTGCTGCATCTCCATCTTTTTGAGTTGGTGCAACATTAACAAGGAAGTTATCATTTAAATCATAAAAAATATGAGTTGCATATACTTTGATTCTTTTTAGTTGTTTACTGATTAATTTAATTCTAAACAACTGTTCTTCTCCACTTTCATTTCCTACTGGAGCTTTTATTATATTTTCTTCTAGTATGTATTCTGATAAAAAACCATTTACAGCATATTCCATTTCAAGATCATATTTACCATTTAGAACTTCTACACAGGTACACGATATTACATCCCTTAATACTCCTAATCCATTATTTAAAAAATTAGTTTCTTCTTTATCATATAGTCTTATCATATCCAAAGTCCTTTATATTCAATAACTAAATTTGTGAATGTCGAATCTTCCTCGCATATAATACTTATTGTATTTTCTCCTGGTTTAAGTTTAGGAAAATCTCCAAGCATTAGGTTATTTAAATTGTTACCAACTTCATCTGTTACATTCATTAAATTACCATCAATTATTACTTTTCTATCTAAATCATTTAAATTAATAATTGTGTCATTTATATGGATTTCTATGTTACCTGTAGCGTTTAGTATCATTTTGTATGGTGTATCATAATAAGTTAAAACATTTATTTTTTCTTCTTCAATTGTTGACTTTTCAATACTTGTTGGTTCTATTTTTTTTGAAAAAGGTTGAACCTCAAACACTATTAAAAATCTTTTATACCTTTTTAATAATCTTTCTATTGGAATTGAATTTATAATTCTTGCTTCATAATAATAATCTGGAAAGTCAGAGAATATTAATTCTCCACCTCCATCTAACCATATAGGTATTTCCATGATCTTTTTTAAATCAGAAGTATCCATCAATGTACACTCTATTTCTAATGTTTTGTGATTATAGGCATTATCACTTTCAAACAAAAAACCATCACGTCCTGGAATATTTATTATTTCTCCTCTTTGTTCTGGTTTGATTCTTGGAGGTAATTTTAAAATTGATATTCCCATCTCTCTCGAGTTTTTATCTTTAAATATAAAGTATGGTTTCATTAAGCATTACCTCCATTTCCTAATAACTCTTTTTTTGCTATGTATTCAATTTCTGACATTAGTTCTTCAACATCCTGTTCTCTGTTATTCTCGAATTTTTCAATTGTTAAATAAACATTTACATTTCTATTTGAAGTATTTTGAGTCACGCTACTTACATTCGACACACTATTTTTTGCTTTAGGATTTAATCCATATAATTCATAATCTAGACCATCTGGAACAAAATTTATTGTATTCATTAAATTACCCATTGAATCTTCAACTTTATCAATGTTATCATCAAGTCCTATTGCTAGTCCTTCATCTAGATTCTTACCTAATCCCATAAATACTTTTGATGGTGATTCGATTCCGAAGAATTTCTTAAATGCATTTAGAGCTCCTTTAGCTATACTTGTTAAAGTATTAACTACTAGGTCTTTTGCTGCTTTCAATCCATTTACTAATCCATCAATTATTGATTTTCCTATACTAGCCCAATCTATCTTTTTAAATGCGTCAAATATTGCAGATATTATTAATGGTATTGAATCAATTATTTTTGGTATTGCTTTCACTAATCCTTGAGCTAGAGCAACTATAATTTTAATTCCTACATCTATTAATAAAGGCAAGTTCTCAACTAGGAAATCAATTAATGCCAAAATCACATTTAATATTCCATCTATAATTTTATCTATGTTATCTACTATTCCTTGAGTCAATGCTAACAATAATTTTAATCCTGTTTGTAATATCAAAGGCAGGTTCTTAATGACTGTATCGATCAACATAAAAATTACATCAAGTATTTTTGAAAGTAGTACATCTACATTGTCTATTATTCCTTCTGCTAATGTGACTATTATTGAAATAGCACCTTCTATTAATACAGGCACGTTATCAATAATCACATTAAGTAGTGTCATTAATAAATCTAATCCTAATGGAATTAACCTTGGTATTTCTGCTGTTATCATTTCAACAAAGTTTGTAACAATGATTGGCACTTTCTCCATTGCTATGTATAAAAATTGGTCTAGCTGTTCTCCAAATTGTGATTGTGCTAATCCTAACCCGGCAAGTAATAATCCAACTATTGCAAATGGTCCTACTAATTTCATTGCTATTGAAGCAATATTTTGCAGTTTAGTTGCACCTGCTATCGCTATCGTTCCTAATCGCCCAAACGCTGCCTGTGTCTTTGTAATTATAGGATTAAGGGCTGTTCCTATTGAATTTGTCAAAGGTGCGAAAAAAGCGGTTATTTTGTTGGTTATAGGGGATATTTTATTTAGTATTGTATCTCCTATCGAACCAAGCAAAGGTATTTTTGAAACGAATTTGCTTATTGCATTTGTACAACTTGTACTCATGTGCGATGCAAAAGTTTTAAGCGAGTTAGTCGCTATTCCTAATTTTGATGTCATCGTTCCTATTGCTGTATAGGTAGTAGATATTCCTTTTGATAGTTTTCCTATCGCAATTAATCCCGGTCCTATCGCCGCAGCAAATCCTGCCATCTTTAATATTAGCATTTGCGATTCTTGATCCAATGATACAAATTGTGCAATTAACTGATTAGCGATTTGTATCACTTTTGTAGCGGTTGGCAATAAATTATTTCCAAGCACTGTAGATAGTTCTTTTAATCCTTCAGTTAGGATTCTTGTTTGGTTAGCAAATCCTTGATTTGTTCTTTGGAAGTCTCCACTTGCATTTTTTGTAACTTCTTGTACATAAGCTAATCTCAACATTACTTTTTCTTGTTGAGTCATAGCTGATATGCTTTCTGTGATTCCTTGTTTTCTAGCAAATTCCTCCAAGTTGGTTTCAGTCATTACGATACCATATTTTTTTAATGCTTCAGTTTCGCCTGTGAATATCGCTGCTAGTGCGGTTTTAGCCATTTCTTGAGATGTATTTTTGAATGATGCCATGTCTGCACTTAATTGTACTAATTGCATTGACACTTGAGCTGCTTCTGTTTTTGCTAATCCTAACGCTGTAGCCATATCTCCATACAATGACGCACTATCCAATGCACTTTGTTTTGAAAGCCCCATTGCTGTTAGAGATGTTTCACTCCACTTTAGAACCGCTTCAGTACATTCTCCAAATACAACTTCAGTTTTACTCATTGTTTCTTCTAAATCTGAAGCCATTTTTATTCCAGCTATTCCTGTTCCAACTATTGCTGCAGTTAGTGATTTAGTTAGTTTATTACCAACACTTTCTATCCTATCTCCAAATGAATATAACTTTGAATTCAACGAATCTAATTTTTTACTAAAATTATCAAGTAAGGATGGTTGTTGTTTTAACTCATTCCTCACTTGTTGTAATTCTAATTCCATTTTGTTCAATGCAGTTGTTGCATTGTTCATTTTTATTTCTAAATTTTGAGTAGCATTAGCATCTTCGCCTTTGGTTTCTACTGATTTTTCGTATGCTTTTCGCAACCCTTCTACTTTAGCTTTTTGTAATTCTATCTTTTCTGATAGTGATGATGCCTTCGTTTTAAGTTGCTCTGTTGTATTACCAAAGTTTTTAACCGAGCTTTGAGATACTTTTAGTTCGCTATCCAAAACCTTTAATTGCTTATCTATCCTTTGAATTCCTTGTTCGAATTCTTGGGAGTCGAATAACATTCCTACTTTTAGTTTCCAATTCGCCATTTATATCTTCCTTTCGTTAGAAGACATCATCAATGTACCCGAACTGAACCTCCTCTACCGGATCATCATTTTGATTCTTAAATCTTGCATATATTCTTGATTTAATTATCAACTGTTTTGGTGTACTTCTCCAAAACTCTTTATCATCCATTTTTAGTATTTTTTTCCCTAAATAAAAAAGCCATTCCCAATCTATGCTAGAGTCTGATGATCCGTTTGTTCGTTTTTTCCATTGTGTGTTTCCTTATCATCATTCCCGTCCTCCTCAAACGCATTATTGATTAATTTTGTTATTGCTTTTTCTATTGATGTGAAATTATTCATATCAATTAATTTTCCTACTTCGAATTCACTTAAATCTTCATCAGACGATTTTAAAACAGCATATAAAAATGAACGTACTGCTTTTAATTTTTTCTTCTTTAATTCTGCAATTGCAATTTGTAATGAACCGAAGATATCCTCTAGTTCTGCCATTGCATTTAAGTCAAAATTTAATGCATATTTTTTACCTTTTAATTCTATTGTAGTGATTTGTGGCTGTAAATCTTTGCCTGTCACTCTCTTTTGTCCATTATTATTTTTATGATGTTTCTTTTTCTTACTCATTCGATTCTATCCTCCTATTAATTTTCTTTTGTTGGTTCTTGTACTTGAGTGAAGAAGTTTGATATTTTTTCATTATCTACACCTTCTACATCAGTGTCTAACATCATTCTCCAAGCACCATCGCTATCTCTATCGTAGAACTTACCTTTTATTTTTGTTGTTTTTCCTGTAGGTTTTTCTCCTTTAGTTTCATATTCATCTTCAATTTCAGAAAATTTACCTTTATATAAAACGCAGTATCTATACACTGGTTTTGCTTTTGTACTATTTGATTTTTCACTTCTAAATAATAAAGCTAATTTAGGTGGCAAGTCTGAACTTGATTCAACTAATTCTCCATTCTTATATTTTTTACCTAATATCAATGCTCTTTGTTCTAATGTTAAAGCATTTTGTTCTACTTCTATTTCACATCCTGCGAATGCTGTTAACTCATCTTCAACTGAATCATCGCTATATAATGTTTCGCTATTTACACTAGGAGTTATTTTCGCAGTTATTGCACGACCTATTTTTACTGGTGTTTCGTACACTGTCCCAGCTGCTCCATCGCTTTCTATAATTGCTACGTGAACATCTTTTAAACCAATTTGTCTTGGTGTTACTGATTTATCTACTGTTGACATTTAATCAACCTCCTCTATATTTTCTAATTTAAATCTAAATGCTTTATGGAATATTTTTGTATCCTTTTCGTATAAATCTTCTTCATCATCGATATAAAAATCTTCATTATTCATTGCTTTTATAATCTCTTTTTCTAATGATTTATATTTAGGATTTTTTGTCCATAAATCTACCTGGATAGTGTATCCATTTTTATTTACTTCATCTTCTGAATATTCGTATTCATAATCATATTCAAAAAAAGTTATGTATGTTTCTGGCGGATCCGTCATTTCTTGATACGAACTAGGTATTGTTAGTGTATCTAATGCTCTTTTTGTTTTCTCTCTAATATTCATAGTCCAAGTTCCTTTCTTATTCTTTCAGAAAAAACATTGAAACAAGTTTTCTTATTTTTACTCATTGATTTATTAATAAATGGTTGTTTTGGGTATTTCTCATTTGATGTTCCCCATTCAACGAATTTTGCGTAGAAGTAATCACTATTGTCTGATTTTTCCCATCCATATTCGATGCTATGAAATCCATTTTCTCTTACAAGTTTTAATGGTATGTTATCTGCCATGTGTCCATCTCCGTATTTACCTCGATGTCCTTTCTTATCTCTTGGAGCTCTTTTTATAGCATCTTTATATGCTGGTTGTATCGCTTCTTCTAATGCATCATCAATCATACTGCTTTCTAGGAGTTGATTCATTTTTTTTAAATCTTTTACAATTGCATCTAATCCATCAAAATCAAGTCTGGTTGCCATATAGCTTTTCGCCTTTCGTTATTAACTTGATATAATTCTCATCAATTTCAGAAATATCAAGAACGTTATATACTCTGTTCTCATACACTATTCGTATGTTACTAGAACACAAAGTCTTATAATTTTTTCTAATAATCATATTGGTTTCTACATGTGTAGTTATTGAATTATCTTCATTGGATGTTCTTACTATCTTATCTTCCAATGATGCGAATATCTCCCTTACTACCTGCCATTCCTTGATTTCTATTCCCTCGTTATCAATTGTTTTTATGAATTTTTCTATTTTTATTTTTTTATTAAGTTTCCCTGGATTCATCTTTTTCTGTTGGACTACAATATCGAATTTGAAATATTATTGCATCTACACTGTGTTTAACTGTATCGTTAACTTTACCTACCAGTGTTCTATTATCATTCCAATGTTCTATTAGAATTAATTGTGCTAAATCAGTTAATTCATTTGTAGAAAATTCTCCACACGAGTTCTCCAAATAAATCTTTGATGCTATTATCAATGATTTAATAAATTCATCATCTTCTTCATAATCAATTCTTAAATATGATTTTGCTTTCTTTAAATCCACCATATAATCATCTCCTTAAAATACAGGAGAGATGCTTTCGCATCTCTTATTCTGTTGGTGTTTGTGCTGGATCAGTTGGATTTGTTGTTTCTTGTACTGAAGTTGTTTGAACTGCATCTGTTGCAGATTTAACATAAACAACTGGTTGTTCTGCTGGTGCAGATAAGCTTATATTTAAATATGCTTTTGTGTCTTTTGTAACAACATCATCTCTTTGAATAGCACGAATTAATGTTAAGTTCTTAGTGAATCCAGCTTCTTTAGATACAGCTAATGCCATTTCTTCTCTATCCATGAATTTGATAGCTTCTTCTAGGTTTCCAATATAAACTGGAGACTTACCATCTACATCTGGAATATTTGTGTTTGCATACACTTCAATATTCATTCCTGACAACATTTTCTTTGTTGCATCTTGAGGATTTGGTTGCAGAATTGGTTTACCTGTAGCATCAACCCATTGATCCATTATGTCGAATCCTGTTTGGTTTGTTATAATAACTGCTCCACTTAATAATTCAGGATCAAGTTTAGTATTTATAGCTGATTTGATTTCACTATGTTTACTTGCATTTATCTTAATTCCATTATCTTTTAAAATTGATAATATTTTTCTATTATCAGTTACTACTGATTTTCTTGCTAACCATTTATTAATGTATTTTACTAATCCACCTTTTTCATCTGATAATAATGTGTTAGATATTGGAAGGATTCCACCTTTATCAGTGATAGCAAATTTTTGTTGTTTTAATGTTGGTGACATTAATTCTCCAATTTCAGTTGCTTCTGTAATATCGATGAATGGTTCGATAGTATCTCCATTTTCATAAACGAATGAGCCACTAGTTGTACTTGTAGCTTGTACATCTACGAATTGTTTTAATGGTTTATATTGTCTTTTTAATTCATTTATTTCAGTAAAAATATCTTGAGGAATAATTACTGCAACACTATTTTGATCCTCTCCTGGTGTTGTAGTTTCAACTAAAATATCTCTTTCTTCCTTTGATAATTTTTTACCTTGTAGGAATTTTACTAATGCTGCTCTAGTTTCAACTTTCTTTTTTGTTGTTCTAGTTTCTTCATTTTCTTTTACATCTTCTACATCATTTTCATCAGATATAGTGTTTTCTAAATCTTGCATTTGTTCTTCTAATACAATCTTATCTTTTATTTCTTGTGCCTCTTGTGTAGCTTTTTGTCCTTCTTCTACTTTTCCAGCATCTACTAATTCTCTCGCTTCCTTTAATTTTGCTGTTAAACTTCTTCTTAATTCAATTACTTTTTTATTCATATCATTTCTCCCTTTTCTATATTTTTAATAATTCAATCATTGCACTTACTTGTGCCTTTTTTAATTCTTCAAGAACTCTTTCTTCTCTTGACTTCAAGTTATGTTCTGCTAACGACCTTTTTCCTACTTCACTTGTCGGATATGCAGGGAAAGGCGTTGGCGAGATTTCTATTAAGTCAATATCAAGTAATGTTCTTTCATATACATCTTCTTCTTTTAGGTATTCCCATTTATCGCCATTCTCTCGAATATAAAATCCAAATGAGACACCATCAACATCACCTCTTTTTATTGATTCGTATATGTCTTTTGCTTGATTAGAATTTGGTAATTCTAACTCAAATCTCAAACCTATTTCATCTTCAATTAGTTGTAATGTTCTGGATTTTGTACTACCCAAGACAATGTCAGAATTGTGATTCCATAATGCCTTTATTGTGTTATTTTCAAGACTCTTTGCGAATGCACCTTTAGCGACTCTTTCGTACCATTCATCGTATAACAAATGACTTCGCTCATTGAACTTTACAACGTAGCCCTTTATCGCCATACTTTCTGGTTTAGTTGTATCTTCTCTTATCGAGATTTCCATCGCTGGTATATACCTAATTTCCTTCACTTTCTTTTCCATCTACACCACCTCCTTCTTTTTCTTTATCTTCATTTGGATTATCTTGATTTTCATCCGGAGGTTTATCTCCGGTTTCATCATTTGATGAATCTTTCATCTTTACCTTTTGTTTTTGATATTCATTCATCAAATCTATATCAATGTAGTTAAGTGACATGTAATGTTTATCTCCATTTTTGATTTTGTCTTTATCTTCTAACTCTCTTACTTCGTTTATTGAATAAATTCCCAAGTTTATCATTTCTTTGTAATATGCAGCTCTATTTGTGCTGTCTCCTCGAAGTAATGAATTTAGGTTAAATTTGAAATAGTATCGTTTTGTATCAATTTCATCTTCTGTAAATAATTGGTACTGAAGTTCTTGTTCCCAACTAATTAAAAGTGGAGATAATGTATCTCTTACGAACTCTAACGACTGTTGTTCTATGTTTGAGAATGTGGCTCTTTCTAAATCCGCAAGCATGTGAGGTGGCACATTGAATATTCTCGCTATTTCTGCAATTGAGAATTTTTGAGTTTCAATGTATTGTGCATCACATTGTTTTATTCCTAACGATTGATAATCTAATCCTGCATCTAATATTGCTACTCTATGACTATTGTCTAATCCATTATTGAATTTCTCCCATTCCTGTCTGATTATTGCTTTTGCTTCTGGTTTCAATGATTGTGGCACTTTTAAAACTCCGCTACTCATTGTTCCATTTGCATAAAACTTGCCAGTGAATTTTTGACCTGCAATTTGAATTCCAATAGTTTCTCTAGCTACATCAATTGGGCTTTTTCCTGTGATACCATTTGTAGATAATCCTCTTATATGCAAAACGCTAGTATATGGTAAGTTCACAACTTTTCCATTTACTAGCGTCGTTTGTATTAGGTATCTTTTTAAATTCCCATGACTATCTTTTTCCATCACAACTTTTGTTGTTAATGGGTTTAATATCCATAATGCTTTTGGATATCCTGTTTTACTCCATTCTATTTCCGCATAAGCATTCCCATATAATTGTCTATGGGATTCCATTGTTTGTTTGAATTGAAATGGAGTCATATAAGGGTTAGGTCTGGTTTCTATCAATTTTGATATTGGATGATTTTGTATTCTTTTTTTCTTACCTCTTGTTTCCTGGAATAATTGCAGAGGTAACATTGCTACGTGATTTGATAAAATTCTTACACAAGCATATACTGCTGCAATATTCATTGCAGTTGCAGTATCTACATTCTCTCCGGAGTATGTTTCATTTCCACCTATTAAATTTATTAGCCATTTATTTGGTGTAGTTAAATTACTTGTATCTGATTCTTCTTCTCTTTTTTCTAATTTTCTAAATAGCATTTAGATCACCTCATTTCAGTATTTTTGATAATACAAACCCTAGCCACACTAACACTATTCCTTGTACAAATAATCCAAGTTTAATGTTTACCATATAGGATGCAACTACTATCGAGATAAGTCCAAATAGGATCAAGATATCTTCGATATAGCTACACAAAAAAACGAACCTATCTTTAGTTCGTTCATTCATCTTTTTCATTTTCATTTCCCCTTTCTAAAATCCAAATCCTTCACTCATGATATGCTTATTGATATCGATTTCTCCTTCTATTCTTGCAAGTGTATGACTTATTATCATCGCTGCTGCTGGGTCAATCCTAAATCTTGTTTTGCTTTTATCTAGCATTTTGTTTTCGTTGGCATCTGTTTTTGCTATTGCATTACTTATTGCCCATGTGAGAACTGGATTTTTATTTGTTATTATTCTCTTTTGTAATACTAATGCTTCTACATCTTTTGTTGGTTCTGACAAAGTTATCATTCCTTGTCTAACTTCTACCATTACAAATCCTTCTTTTTCCATATCAGTTGCAAATTGTGTTGCATTGTATGGATCGTATCCAATTTGTAATACTGGATACAAAGTATTTAAATCTCTAATGTATTGTTTAATGTAATCATAATCGACTACATCTCCTTCTGTTGCTGTAATGTATCCTTGTTTTATCCATAATGTGTATGGTACTCTATCTTGCTTTTCTCGTTCCAAAACCCTGTTTTTTGGCATAAAACTGTGCGAAAGCATGATATACTCGCCATTATCGAGTCTAAACTCTGCATTTACGCTAGTTAAGTCAATTTTGCTTGATAAATCTATACCAATTGTGCAAGGATGTCCGATTAGCGTTTGAAAGTCGAACTCTCTATCACTTGATTTCCATTTTTTCATATCCATCCATGCTATTTCTCCATTTACCCATTGATTAAGGTATAATCTTCGAAATGTTGCTTCTGCGGTTGGTATTTCTTTTGCTCTAACTGCTAGTTGTCGCATTTCTTCAATCTTTCTGAATACACCAAGCGCTGGATTAGCTATGTACCAAGTATTCTCATCATAAATGTCCGCATTTTCTGGTGCTTCATATACAACTGGATAGAAAGTTTTATCTTCAACTACACCTTCTAGTATTTTCTTTGAATATTCATATAACTCATGACATACTGTCCCGGTTTCTACACCTGCAGTTGTTATTGAGATAAATAATGGTTGTCTACGAGCACCTTGACTTGTTTTCATTAGGTCATATAATTTTCTATTCTTTGATGCATGGATTTCATCGTATATTACTATGTGAGCATTGAAACCATCTTTTGTATTTGTATCTGCAGATATTGCTTTATAAAATGAATTTGTTTCTAATCTTACTATCTTCTTTTGTGATTCTAGAATCTTACATTTTCTAAACAATGCCTTATTCATTCTTATCATTGCAGCTGCAGCACTAAATACTTTTGATGCTTGTTCTCTATCGTTAGCACACGAATAAATTTCTGCTCCATATTCATCATCCATAAATAAAAAATAAACTAACATTGCTGCTATTAATTCTGTTTTACCATTCTTTCTTGGTAGGAATATAAAAGCTTCTCTATATTGCCTTGTACCATCTTCATTTAATGTTCCTATGAGTTCTTTTACTATCTTTTCTTGAAATGCCATTAGATTGAATGGTTTTCTTGCAAATTCTCCTTGAGTATGTTTTAAAAGTTTAATGAATTTTACTGCTGTTTCTCCTTTTTTTTCATTAAACA